TAGCTTCAATCACATCTTCATCCAATGCTGAACGATTAGCTTGTGAAGCCGTCCAAACAGGTATTTGAAACTCACCAGCCAATCCTCTCAAGTCTTCATAGATGTTTCCAAGTGCGTGTCTTACTTCTCTTGAACCACCTGTATCTTTCAATATATCAGCGTAATCCACAACCACCATATCCACTTGTGTTCCAAGTGTGGTGATTCTTTTCAGATGAGCTGATAAGGTATTCACACTAGCAGATTTGGTTGGATAATACTTAATAACCAAATCACCTTTTAATTTATCCATTTCTGATTGAACATCTTCTTTATGATATTTCAAATTCTGATTTGCAATACCAGTAAATATACTATCATATCTTAAACCAACGTATGATTCATTCAACTCAAGTGAATAATGAACGATATGTTTTCCTCGTTTCATCGCGTTAGCACCAATAGCAGCCAACACCCAAGTTTTACCAACACCAGCAGGTGCTACAATTACACCAAGTTCTCCACCACCTAATCCACCTTGAGTCAAGTCATCAATCACTTCCCAACCAGTTTCAACCGTTGAACGAGCTGTTTCTGAATATCTATCTTCAATGTGTTCAATGTATTCGTGTCCAATGTTTCTTTCCGTACCAGCGTTTAATGCGTCATCTACCAATCGTTTAATTTGTTCAAAGTCACCTTTGGATTCCATAATTTCAACTGATTGAACGATAGCATTTTTCAATGTTTGATTCTTGAAAAAGTCTAATGCTTTATCCTCAATGAAATCTAAATCGGGTGATTCTATATGTCTGAATACATCTTTTAAATTTTCAATAATTGATAATTTCAATACATCATTTTCTACTTCTTGTGTTTTAACTTTAAACACATCAAGGGTAATACACTTTCTGTATTCATCATAATATTTTTTACATTCCTTTACAACCCATTTCAGACTATCACTGTCAAAATGTTTCTCATCCAATATATCGTGAATTTGTTCTAAAAATGTTTGGTTTTTCATTAATGCAGAAATGGATTTTATCTGAAATGTATGTCCGAAATCTGTTAATTTATCCATTCAATCCCCTAAATCTATCTAATCTTACAAACTCCATAATCCAATCGTCAAAGTTTTTTATATTTGATTGTAATTTATCCTTTATAAACATTGTTTGAAATCTATACTTAACCAATTGTGGAACTTTATTGTTCACCGCCCCTTGTATCTTCATTTTTGTATGATTCGGTATATCCACTTTGTTTAATTGCATAAGTAAGTAATTTCTTTTTATAATATTACTACTTTTTTTTATATTTTCCAAGAGTTTTATTTTAGAATCTGATTTAGTTACAAAATTTAATAAATCCATAGCCGTAAAATCTTTATCTTCTGTTAATTGTGGGATGTATTTTATTAACGATTTTAAACCAGCCCCCATCACTCCATTGATGTTATCTGATTTATCCCCATCCAAGATTCTATATGTCAACATATTTCTTGATGGTATTCCAAACTCTTCTAAAACTGCTTGTTTATTGTATAATTTCTTTTTCGTTGGACTCCATACTTTCACTCTATCATCTATTAATTGTAAGAAGTCTTTATCTGTTGACATTAATATCACATCACTCTTTGGTAACAATTGTTGTGATATGTAAGCCATTGTGTCGTCTGCTTCAATTCCATCAACTGACACAAGTGTTAATGGTAATTGTTCCAAGTATTCAATCAATCTACCCATTTGTTGTTTCATGGAGTGTTGTTCATCCTGTGGAGCAGTTCCCCAATCCACATTACGATTCAATCTACGTTTAACTTTACGAGTTCCCTTATACTCTGGAAAAATCTTTCTTCTTCTTTTACTTCCACCTTTTCCGTCAAATACAATGATACATCTTGATGGTTTCAATATATCACAACTATATCTAATTGATTTCATAAAACCAACCATCCCACCAATGTGTAATCCATCCTCATTCAACGCAGGATTAACTGCGAATGACCTGATAAATGTATTCAGGCCATCCACAATCAATACTCTGTCGTTTAGATGATTTACAGCTTTGTGTGTATCATCTTTTGTTTGGTCTAAAAAAGATAAATATTTTTCATTTAAATCTTTTTTAGAGCTCATCCACTACCTCTTCAGTTTCAGTAACATCATCGATACCAAGTTCTTGTGAATCATATTTTAAAATACAAGCTTCACAGATTTGTTGATAACAAAACTCTTTTAATTCAGAGTTTTCATTCATTAAATCCTCAAAGTCTTTTGATTGAAACTTATATTCTTTTATCACTTCACCAGTCTCTGTATCAATATGTGGTAATGTATACCAAGAACCACCAACTTTACATATTTTGTGTTCTTTCATTACTGTTAACCAACTACCATAGTTATCAATACCTTTGTCAAAATACAATGGAAACTCTGCAGTTCTCATTGGAGGACCAAGTCGATTCTTAATCACTTGTCCTTTTATCTTTATACCAATGGTATTGTTTTTCTTGTCTTTGATTTGTCCAGCGTTTTTGAATCTAACACGAGTTGATGAGTGAAAAGGTAGAGCCTTACCACCTGATGTAGTCCAAGGATCTCCAAACATTACACCCAACTTTTGTCTTAACTGATTTGTAAAAACCAATGCGACTTTTTGTCTAGCTATCATTTGAGTAATTTTTCTCATAGCTTTTGAGATAATGATAGCTTTAGCCGTAGCCCAGCCATCTTTATCAAAGTCTGTATCCATTTCTTGTTTAGTGGATGCAGCTGCTAATGAGTCAACAAGTATTGTTACCAACTTGTCTTTATTTGATTCTCTAATTTTAGTGACAATTGTTTCAATAGTATCAAATATCTCTTCAACAGTTTCTAAGTGAACATATAACATTTTAGATGTATCTACACCAATAGCCCTCAAAAATTCTTGAGATACTGCTGATTCGGTATCTATATAAACTGCTATACCATCTTTCTTTTGTGTTGAAGCCAATAGATGAGAACCTATGAGAGATTTACCACTACCTTCTAAACCATTGAGTTCGGTGATTTTACCTACGGCAACTCCACCATTTGGTCTATTAGCAATTGCTAAATCTAACATAGTTGAACCTGTTGAAATGAAATCCGTCACATCAGTTGGATTACTACCATCTTCAAGAAAGTAAGCAACCTGTTGATGTTTGAATTGTTTATTCAGTTCATCGGCAATTATCCCAGCCAATTCGTCTTTTTCTGACATATTGTTCTCCTATTGGTTTTGATTAATTATTGAACAAGTTATCAAATGCATCTGATACATCTGAAGTTGAAGTAGTGGCTGTTTGTTCAGCAACTTTTTCTTTAGTGTTCGTTGGAGCACTTTCTTCAGTTTCATCTGATGGATTTAAAAAGTTCTGTAAAACATCTTTCAACTCATCATAAGTTGGTTCTGTGTAAAGTTCTGTCAAATCAGATTGATTGTCAAAGATACTTTGTAACATGTTAGCATCCTCTGTAATCGGTGTCATGTTTGGTTTTACTCTTACAGTTGTTTTACCATATTGGTTACCAGCCTCAGCAGGTGTTTGTCTATCTATACCAATATCTCTACCATTAGTAGCATCTGTGATGTCACCATAATCAGGGTCAGCAATTACACCAAGTAATTCTTGATATACAGTTTTACCGAATCCCCAAAATTTGACACCTTCAGATTCTTTACCACGAACTACTACAGGAGCAAAAGTTCTCATTTTAGGTTCAAGTCTTTTACCTTGAATCCATTCGTCTTTATTACCTGTTGATTTTAGTTTATCAGCAAATTCAGCTACTGGGTCAGGACGACCAAATGAAAGAGGTGATAAATAGGTTTTGTTATTACCTAAATTATAGTGAAAAAACAATTCAATGAATGGATTGTCTTTGTTGTGTTTGTAAGGTACAATACGAACAACTTGTTTACCTGGTTCAGGTTTCCAAAAGTTATCTTTTGTATTTGAAGTTGATTGTAATGTTGCGAGTTTGGATTTGATTGCATCTATATCCATTATTTTCTCCTATGTGTTTTATTGTTTATCGTTTATTAATTATGGTTAACATATAACCATATAACCTATTTAATTCTATCTCTATAATATATATCAAAAATGCAATATAAGTCAAGCTTTTTTTACACTTTTTCAATTTTAAATATTCTTGTATTGATTTTATTCAATCCTTCTGAATTTGTTATTAATAACATATTCTTAAAGTTTTCCCACGGCATTATAAATTTTGAATCCATAACACCATTGTTTAAATTCTTTATACATTCATTTAATGCATTGATGGTATACAATGTATTGGAATGTTTTTTTCTATGTAAGGAAATCGTTCCCTCTACTTTATTGTAATCCACACCACCCTCAGTACTTACATTATATGTGCAGATTAATTCATTCACGTTGTTTTCATTTTGTAATACATATACTTTATTAAATATGATTTCATACGCATCAACTATTTTCTTAATAGCATCATCAAGATTTTGTTTTGTTGTGAATGTACATAGTAGTTGTGATTTCATTATTTTACCTTCTCAAGTCCGCTGCTGGTGTATTTGGAAACTTTATTGGTTCTTGGTCACCATAAATATCTCGTGATATTGATTCAACATTTCTACCAAAATCTTGAGCAACTAACATTTCAAATTTATGTAAACCACCATAACCTTCACCATCCTCTCTGATACCAATTGTTGTTATTGGAATAACTCTATCTTGTCCCTCTGTCTTAGCTCTATACTCTATCATTGGTGGGTCTGCGTCAGGATTAACTTCTAATTGTTCAACAACTTTATTCCAATCATCAGTACCAAATAAACCTTTCATTACTTTTTTACTTATGACAAATTCACCTAATATTATATTTTCATCACCCTCTGATACTGATTTTAAAGGGAATTGTTTTCTAACAGCTTCCATTACAAGATTTTTAGCCTTATCATCAGTTTGTATTACTGTTGCTACTTCTTTAGCGTGTTCTTTAGCTATTAGTTTTTGTTGTTCTACAAACTCTTCACCTAATGGATCACCTGCTTCTGTCATCATCCTACCTAAAGTTATGGATATTTTATCAATAGCTCTTTTATCTGATTTATCTGCTGATTTTTTTAGGTTTTCTTTAATATAATCTCTACTTAAAACCAGATTAGGATTCTCATCTAAATCTTTTTTATACTGAGATATAAAACCTTCGAATCCTGCTATCGTTTTATCTTTAGTTCTACTATCCATATCATTAGCTACTTTTAAAAGCACTTTATCAAAATTTTCAATACTATCAATATTATTCAAATACTCACTAATGTTCATTCTATTATTTTGATAAAAGTTTTCAATATTTTTTATTTGATTATCTTTGAATGCACTGACACCTTTTTGTTGTAAATGTTGTGGTAAAATTCCTGTGTCTTCAAAAACAGAGCCAATTGTACCATTCCACAATCTTTGTCCTTTTAAACTTTGTTTTAGTGATATTTCTTCTTTAATGATTTTATCACCAACTTTTACCGTAAACATAATATCTGTACTATATCCCTTTTCACCATAATCTTGTCCTAAAGCTTCAAACTCTTCTTTAATATCCCAAGCTGAACCAACTATTTCATAATCCTCATAATTATCATACATCATTCTTAAAATAGCTGAGCTATTTTCTTTAGCAGCCTTCACCCATTTGTCGGTTATATTAATGGTTTCTCCTCTAGCTTTTGTTTTTTGTAGGTGTTCATCTAAAGTTCTAAAAAATTCAGCTCTTTCATCTGCTCTCATTGTTGTAGCCATCATTGATAAAAGTTCCCCAGCATTAGCTCTCGCTCCACCGGCACCAGCTTTTCCCATACCATAATAAGTTGATAAATTTGTTTTGTCCTCAATTTTTACACCTTTTGATTTATTGGATATTTGTGTATTCATCACCCTTTCAATGAATTGTGTATATTTTTTTGGTATTTTTGGATTGTTTTTTACACTATCGGGCATTGTAAAAGTATCTTTTGTTTTATTATCACTATTTTGTTTAATAAAAGTCTCATCGTCTGTTTCCAATGGTTCACTATATACTTTACCACCAATTTTTTCTCTTTGATTATCAGCTTTCGATTTTGGTTTATCTTCAGAATCTTTTTTATCCTTACTACTTTTACCAGTGACAGCTTTCTCTGTATCAAAATCATCTCCTGATAATTTTCCAGTATCGGTTTCTGTGTCTTGTTTAGTATCATCCTTATCATCAAGATTGGCTGCTTTTACCGCAGCTTCTTTTTCATCAGTTCCTTTTCCTTGTTGGATGTCTGAAGCATATTGTCTAGCGGTTTTCATTGTAATGGTTCTGGTTTCACCATCGTGTTTAAATGTTACTTTTTCCTCGTCATCATCTTGTTCATTGATTAAATTCTGAATAACTTGATAAATAACTTTATTTGGTAAATTCAATTCTTCCATTGATTCACGAAGTTGTTGAATATGTTGTGCGTTTTTAGGATTAGGCATTCCATCGTGAACACGATATGCCCATTCTACTAATATATCTTCAATGATTTCTGAAATATGTTTCATATTATAACCTTTTTGTTATGTCTTGCATTTCACCATAATTCAATCCCATTTTGGATTTAGTGAAATGTTTTCCCTCTTCTAAAATTGATTTTATGTCTTTCAAAGTTTCCACTCCATCTTGTTGTGAGAAATCAAATAGGAAACTATCATATCCATATAAAACCAATTTAGTGTTCTTATTTAATAAATAGTCTTGAACTTTTAAAATCTTCTTAATATTTGATTCTGTTTCTAATGCTTGAATTAAATAATTGAAAACTTTGTTTCTGTTCAAATCTTCATAATTTTTAAATAATAGTTTCCGTCTATAAATATCAGTTGAAACTAAATTATGAGTATTTATTTCATTCCATTTCTTATTTATATAATTATGTGTTAAATCAAAAAATGGTGCTTTTTCTCTTGTTTTTTTGTCAATTCCACCATATAATAATCTAAATGTTTTCTGTTTTGACTCCTCATATGAACACTCATAGTATTTAGCCAAATGTTCGTGAACTGATTCTTCACCAAAATCATAATCAATCAAGTCAGCAATCAATCTCAAGTGATATGCATCAAAATCAAATTCAACCAAATAATCATTTTCAGCTATGAACCCTTTTCTTTTTTCGGGTGGTAGAGCTGCGAAGTTTACACTTCCAAATGAATTACTTGGACGACCTGTTGTTGTCCATAGATTATATTGTGAATAC